GTGCCGCCGCCAATGCTGAGACGCAGGTGGCCACCGCCAGCCAGCAGCTGGAGCAGCAGCTGGCGCAGCAGGACGCACGCCTACGCGGCGTTGCAGAACGGGCGATGGAATGGGCCAGGGCCAATCGAGAGGCGAACCTTTCCGAGCGCGCACTGGCTGAGGCTGCCCGCGATGCCGCCTTGGGCATCGACCACAAAGCTCGCGCGATGGCTGCCGGTGGATCTGAGCAGGACAGGATGGTTGCGCGTGCGCGTGCTCTTCAGGAAGCAGAGGCACGCACCACCCAGGAATCGCAGAAGGCCGCTCGGGCAGCCGAAGCACAGCAGCTGAACCTGCAGAAGCTCCTAGGCCAGATCAATCCCACCGTCGCAGCATTGGATAGGTTGGCCGAACAGGAGGACCGCCTGTCCAAAGCCCGCGACCTCGGCCTCATCAAGCCACAGGTCTACCAGCAGTACCAGGCGCAGCTGGATGCGACGCGGGCGAAGGTGCTCAGCGCCGCTCAGGGCACGGACGTGCTCTCCGGCCGGCTGGGCCAGTTGAACCTGCGGACGGTCGAGACGCAGCAGTCGGTGATGATGCTGTTCCGGGCACTGGCCACCGGCGATATCGGGCAGGCCCAGGCCTCCATCACCTCGCTGACAGCGCGCACTGGTGCACTGGGCGGCGTGATGACGGCCACGGGCTTGGCTGTCGGCGCGGCGGCTGCCGGCATCGCAGCGCTGTCGGTAATCGCCGTCACCGGCTACATCGATCTGCGGAATCTGGAGGGCCAAGTCGCGGCCACGGGCACGGCGGCCGGCTTCACGGCTGGGCAGCTGCTGGCAATGCGCAGAGAGATCGGCAGCGCCAGCGGCAGCTACAAGGATGCCGGCGCAGCAATCGCGGAGCTGGTGCAGCAGGGAAATGCCAGTGGGCAGACGCTGCAGCTCATGGCATCCGCCGCCGTGAACCTGGCCGACCTGACTGGCAACTCCATCAGCACCACGGTGGGAGAGGTCAGGAGCTTGGCCGAAGGCGGCGCAGATGCCTTGGTGAAGCTCAATGACCGCTACAACTTCCTGACACCGGAGATCTATCGGCACATCGAAGCGATCCGGGAGCAGCGCGGCGACTACGCGGCCACCGAGGCTGCACTGGAGCAGCTGGACGGGACCATGCGGGACCGGGCCAACAGCATGGCGGACAGCGCCGGCGTGGTTGAGCGAGCGTGGAAGGGTGCATTGGCGGCGTTCGCCGGCGCGATGGAGAGCATCAAGACCATCGGCGCGAACGACCTGGACAGCCAGCTGCAGCGTGCCCGGGACGACCTGCAGTTCTTCCAGAACCTGAGCAGCAGCCCGATTCCCGGCGATGCATCGCGTGGGTCCGCCGGTGCTGATGCCGCCCGCCAGCGAATCGTCCAGCTGCAGCAGTGGAAAGCGGAACTGGCTGATGGTGCCGCCGTCCTCGGGCAAGTGCACCAATACGACCGCGACGTCATCTCAGCGGAGCGAGAGCTTGCGAAGGAGCGCGAGGTGGCTGATCAGGCGATCACTGCCCGGCTGGCCGGGCTCGACCGCGAGACAGCCAAGCGCCTGGCCATCAACAAGATCATCGCCGACTACAACAAGCTGGACGACAACGACGCCCGGCACTTCGACGGGTCGATGCAGCGGCTGATTGCCAAGGCTGAGGCGGACGTGAACAAGCAGTTCAACAGGTCGGAGGGGAAGGCGCAGCCGAACAAGGAGGCAGAGTCGCTGGCGAAGGCCTACCAGTCGATCAACGATCAAATGGCGCAGCAGATCGCGCTCTATGGCGACGCATCGCGTGTGGCTGCCACCCGCTACCAGCTCGAGCGCGGCAACCTGAGAGGGCTGCGTTCTGACCTTGCTGATGTGCTGATTGCCCAAGCCGCGCAGCTGGATGCCCAGACCCGCCAGAAGGACGCCACTCAGGCACTGACCCGGCTCCAGTCCGAGCTCAACAAGCAGGAGAAGAGCGGACTGGCCGTGGCCCAGGAGCGGTTGAGGGTGCTCAACGAGGCGAAGGGAGAGGGCGTCATCAGTGATGGCGACTACAACTCCACGCTGGCCAAGATCGTATCGGCCGGGCCGGATGCACCGAAGGTCACAGGCGTCGACGCACTGTTCGGCGGCTCATCCGGGGAGCTGGCCAAGCTGGACCAGCAGCGTGCTGCGCTGGAGGAATGGTATAGCGGGCAGCTGCTGCGGCTGGATGCTTTCAGGCAGTCCGAAGCGTCGGTCAACGCGATCTACGATGAGCAGGCCTTGGTTGATCGACAGGCCTACATGGATGGCCTCAGCCAGATCGATCGAGCCAGGCAGAACGTGATGCTGGCGACGGCAGAGCAGGGCTTCGCCTCGGTGACAGACCTGATGCGCACGTCGTTCTCGGAGCAGTCTGCTCTGTACAAGGCGGCTTTCATCGTTCAAAAGGCCGCGGCCATCGCCCAAGCGACACTTGCCATCCAGACCGGCATCGCCGAAGCGGCAAAGAACCCATGGCCGGTAAACCTTGCGGCGATGGCGTCGGTGGCAGCGGCGACCGCTGGCTTGGTCTCCAACATCGCAGCGGTGGGCATGGCCCATGACGGTATCGACTCGGTGCCCACGGAAGGCACGTGGCTGCTGAACAAGGGCGAGCGGGTGCTGACCGCAGGGACCGCGGCAAAGATGGACGCGACGCTGGATCGCATCGCGGCCTCGCGCGCGGCAGGACCTGGCACTGGCGGCAACGTGTATGCCCCGACCATCCAGATCAACGGCGACCCGGACGCCAGGACGCTGGCGATGGTGGAGCAGAGCGTGCGCCGCGGCATGCAGCAGAACTACGACCGCATCTCCTCCGAGCTGACCACAGGACAGGGTCGGGTCGGAAAGGGCTTGCGCAGAGGAAACAACGTGTCGCGCCGGGTCACCTGACCTGGCGCAGCCATTGCGAGGCCCCACATGGCAGCTGCAGTCCCCTATCCGGCATGGCTACCCCTGCCGCTCCGCGACGGCTATGGGTTCAAGCCCGTCACGCCACTGCTGACGTCGAGGTTCCAGAGCGGTGCATCGCTGACCCGCCGGCGGTCCACCAGCACGCCCACGATGGTGACCCTGTCGTGGGTGCTGAAGGATCAGTCGGCGGCGTTGTTCGAGAAGTGGGTGCAGGAGGACCTGGTCGACGGATCGGCCTGGTTCCTCTGCAAACTGAAAACCCCGCTGGGCGTGGACTACTACCGCGCGCGCTTCACGGCCGACTTCTACAACGGCCCCTACCTGGTCGAAGGCAACTTCTGGCGGATCGACGCCACGCTGGAGATCTTCCGGCGGCCGCTGCTGGCGGACGGCTCCACCGCATACCCCGACGCGATCCTGCATTCGGACATCGTTGATCTGGCGGCAAACAGGGAGTGGCCCGAAGCATGAGCATCCTTGAACGCCTGTATTCGTCCGGCGGCCGCGAGGTGGAGATGGAGACGCTGGCCATCCAGGTGGGCGCGCAGACCTTCTACCTCGCGAAGGGGTGGGATGACTTCACGGCCAGGCTGGAGACGGGTGAAGCCGCGACGTTCACCGCCTGCGGCATGGACATCGCCAAGCCCGCGCGCAATGCGGATGGCGTGCAGGACCTTCGTTTTGCCCTCAGCAACATCAATGGCGTGGTCAGCACCCAGCTACGAGCTGCGCTCGCCGCCAAGCAAGAGATGGTCGCCACCTTCCGCCTCTACCTCAGCACGGACCTGCTAGCGCCGGCAGAGCGGCCCTTCAGCGTCAAGGTGAAAGGCGGCCAGTGGACGGCCACCGAGGTGCAGATCACCGCCGGCTTCATGAACGTGCTGGACACGGAATGGCCGCGCAATCGCTACGTGCTGTCCAAGCATCCTGGCCTGAGGTACATGTGATGGAAGTCGATCTGGAGAAGTACCAAAACGTGCGCTGGGTGCGCGGTGGCCGCCAGTTCCCCGAGCTGGACTGCTACGGGGTGGTCAATGAGGTGCGCCGGGATCTCGGGCTGGAGGCATGGCCGGAGCATGCCGGTGCCACGGTCGTGGAGCTGCCGGACCTCGCTGCAGGCGCAGCCACCGAGCGCAGCGGCAGCGACATGCGGCAGGGCGCCGTCGCCTTCTGCT